AACGTTTGGCAATTTTGGTTTCACGCTACCCATGGCTGACTTGTCACCCATCGGTAAATCATTTGTTGTTTGTGCCTTTGGTGTTTCTGCGGCCGCAAACTTAAATCTCGTGTGTTTTTCCGGTAGGTTCTTCGCTGGATCAGCGTAATCCTCACCTGCTTGTTTTGCTTCTGGGGAGTCAGGCATGTCCTTCTCCAGGATCGGTGCTTCCTCTGCTTCTGAGCCCTCATTCTCCTCCCAGGACTTGGCAAAATGGTCACTGACCACTTTAATGTTTGACTTGGGCGTCCTCGTACACTGCTCAACCATCTCGTATAGTGCGTCGGCACTGGTCGGATATGCTATCTCGACATCAAATGAGCAGACTTCCATGTTCTTGACACCTGGGAAGTCCAATGGATCCTCCATCACAGGTGTGGTCTTTGGTGAACTCATGTTGATTAGGTCAAATTTGCCCAATTGAGTTTCTAGCTCTTTCAAGCACTCGTCGCTACATCCGCCCGCCACTTTAATTTTATATTTGTAAGTCTGTTCAGACTCAACCAAGTATTCTAAATATGTTTTCATAGTTATTTTCCCTACCTTGCGTGTATTTATACAGTTTTATTCTTTTGAGTCTTTATTTTTAAGCAGTTGCTCAAGTAACTCGTTGCGATCAAGCACGTGTCCTTCACCGGTCTCAATGACCTCTCCCTTCCTCACCTTGTCCTGGTCCAACTTGGCCTTCTTGAGCTGTAGGTCGATCATCTTTAGTTTCTTGTTGATCTTTGCGGTCTTTGCCGTTATGGCATGCCCCAACATGTTGTTGGCTACCTGGAATATCTCACTGGCAAATCGTGAATCCACGTTCATGCCAAGATCCATTAAATCCTTATAGGAGTCCTGTGCCAGCTTTCCTAGCTCATCCATCTCCTGGTCGCTGGCTTCTAGCCCCTTTACAGCCGGCAGTGCCGTCTCTATCTTGTCAACGTTCCTAAATGTGTCCGCGGGTATGGGTGTCTGTGCCTGTTCTATTGGCATTTCTAGTTCATTTTCTTCCTGTTCCTCCACGGGATCAAGATCAAACATCTCTTCTAGTTTCTTGGTCATTACCTGGCACCACTCCTAAATATGTCATCTTCCGTGACCACACGGAACGTTATGCCGTTGGCCTTACACCAGCGGGCGGCTTGCTCCCATTTGGCATGATTCAATGCCACTGTCTCTCTCAGTTTACGGTTCTGGTTCTTGCTTTCAATGATGCTCTGGTTCTTTGGTTTAATTTCCACCAGTTCCGTAACTAATTTACCACGTTTATTCTGGTACTGGACTAAAAAGTCAGGTATGTAGTTGCGTTGCTTACCCGTGAATGGGTCTTTGTAGGGTATCTTTACTGATTCGTTGGCCCATTTTACCACGCTGGGGTGGGTGTCACAGAACTTCATGAATGCGTGTTCCCATCCGGAACGGTAGTGTGGCCCTTTGATCCCCACATACTTCTTGGGGTGCTTGAGCATGTAGTCACCCTGTGCCCATTTGCCAGCCATTACTTGACCACGTTTCGGGCCGCGTAATAGTTAGGTTGTTGTACCACGCTGACGCCTACCAATGTTGTTTTTGATCTTAGGCCGTTGAGATAGTATGCCACCGTCTGTGATAGTGCGACAGCATCTCCTGAGGCTTTGAACTCTTTGAGCAGTTCGTCTTGTGTTATGTTGTATGCGTCCAGGATCTGGAAGAATACCGCAGTGAAATCATCTGCGATGTCGTTATTATAGCCATATGACTTGAAGAACGTCCTCACTATCTCGTAGTCGTTCTGAGATATCGCAGTGGTCTTGTTGTAGAACTCGTCGAATAGTGTTACTGACTGTTCCTGTGTATCTTTTGTTACGTTGACTGTGCCCATAATAGTATTTAACCTACCATTATGTGCTTCTGTTGATTTCTGCGGTGCTGTTTACGGCATTGTTGTATGCCAATGACTGTTTGGTGGTCCTTGTCGTGGTCCCGTCGGCATTGGTAATGACATCACTAAGGCTGTTGTTTGAGAACCCTTGTATCCCAGGAGTAGGTCCTCCGGCAGTACCAACTGTTTGGTTAGTATTGGAGTTAACCAATAGTGTTGGTACATTTTTTGATGAAGTATCTTGGCTGAACACATTGGTAATACTTTTCTGCCTCAGTGTTGATCCCGGGGTATTGGAATTATATGGTGCGGTCCTTGGGGGAGTCGGAAAATTAGTTATAGCCTTCGTGGCCGCAGGTATTCCCTCTCTCAACACCACATTAACTATCTCTTCCTTGGCTCCTTTCACTCCGTCCCTGTCAACAGTCTGTATGACACGTCCCACTTTCTTGGCCGCACCCAATATATTACCAGATGCCAAGTCTTCAACAACACCCACACCGGCATCTAATAAACCGCCCTGACCCAGTATGCTGTTATTTGATCCTGCTCGACTCAATGAGCTCGGTTCTTTATCGTAATGCTCTGCTTGGGCGAATCCCGGAATAGGTGCTCCGGTATCCCCGTTCAATGAACCCGCACCGTATTTGACGGTTTCGTATTGGATCTCCATGGTGTTTTGCATAGGAGTTCCGCCTTCTGTATAATCATACGTATCATGGGCATATCTGGTTATCGATGGATTAATTAATGTGTATGACACGAAGTCATGTTGGCTCATACCGTATATCGTGATATCCTTAAAGAAGTAAGGTTTAGTGCCACTGCCCCCATCTTCAGCACTATATCCCCAATCATTGCCAGCACGGTTTTGGTTGTAAATATCTCTACTGTTGTAATCGGATCTCGCACCTGGTGCTTGATTGGCTAACGCCGTGTTGCCCTCAATGGTACCATAGGGCTGATTAGGATCTTTGTAATTGTAACTAAAGTATTTAAACCAGAGGTTACGTGCCAGGTCACTATGATCGTCATGAAATGTTATTGTTACAGGATCGTATTTGATACTGTTTTGCACCAATCTCTTGCGATTGTATTGGTTGAGAGTATCCATCTCAATGGAATAGTTCGGGAGAGTGATGTTCTTGACCAACAAGCTCAACTTGCTCTGGTCCGTCACTCCAAGGGCAGATCTCAAACCAGGCAACTCTGCCACGTTCAAGTTAAAATACACATGAAATAAAAACTTGTAACGTGGTGCGAGCTCGTACCCAGCAGACCTAAAGGTCCTGGAAGCGTGCCTATAGTCCTTTAGATAGTCACTGCCCAGGAACCCCTTAAGGATGTCCCCAAATATGCCTGCCATCTAAATTAGCCTGTAACTACTTCGCCTAGTGCTCTGCCTACTGATGTTCCTACTCCGGCGCCTAGTGGTGTCTGTACAGCATTGTCAAACTTGATAGTCAATGAAACCGTCGCTGGTTCTGATGTAGAGTAGTTCAAGTCATTGTAGTTGACACTTGTTAGGTAACAACCGTATAACTCCCAAGTCTCTAACACGTTTGGTTCGTTGGCACCGTTACCACCGTCTAACACTTCGCAACGTGTGATGAATTTGTAGTCGATACCAGCCGCCGCACTAGACATCTCCATGAAGTCTAATTGTTTCTGTAACTGCTCACCAACGAGTTTGGCAACAGCACCACTAGCATCGTCACGTAATTCAACAGTGACGTCTTCCCAGGAGTGTTTGCCGGCCAACTTGATCTTTGAGTTATAGATGTCAATCATCATTTCCTCAAAGCTCACTGATGGTCTAGTGAAACTGATAACTTGTTTTGTCAATTCTGATCTTGGTGTACTTACGCCCATATTCTCAAATATCGCTCTAAAGCGGTATTTTAATTTAGGCATTAACAGGCCTTGATTAGCCGCTGACTGGTCAGATGCTAAAGGCACCGTCATTTTTGTTAATGATGAAACTGCCATGTGTATTTCTCCTTATCTCTTTTGTAACGTATTTATCAACTGCTGGCCACAAAAAATGGCACTGTCCGTGCCATTATCTGCGTATATTATTCTATACTATAAAATACCTTTTTGTATGTCGCCGGTGTTCTTGATTCTCAATGGAATGTAAATGAACTCTGCCGCCTTAGTCGGTTCAATTGCTATGTCAACGTATAACTCGTTACGATCAATACGTTCTGATGTGTTGTTTGTGTCATCACACACGACCAAGTAGTCATAGATACCACGTTTAGCAGTAACGTCGTTGAGCAACTGCTCGGCCGCCTGCTTGAGTTCGTTGCGTGTCAGTGTGTCATTTGGTTCAAAGATGTAG